CACGACTGGTGGACTGTTTGGTTACTCTGTTTGCTTCTTCATTACCAACCCTCTTCCGCCAGTCTGCAAAGATCTGACGGTTATAGTGACTGATAACAGAAGTGATTGAAACCAACTTCTTTCCAGAGGGAGTATCATAATACCTGACACCATTAACATCTCTACGATCAAGAGTTGGGGTGTCAATTTCAACATGATTAAACATTAGAGACCTAATTCATTCTTTGCAATGATGTATTCTTTCACCAATCCACTACGACAGATATCTTCTGGTTGGAATTCAATTGTATCAAAGGATGGCATGTTAGTCAAGATCTTCATGAAGTCAATGATACCATTTCGTTCTGCAGTCTTGACCAAGTCAGTCTGAGTTGCATCACCACAGAACATCAACTTAGAATCTTCACCAACACGGGTGATCATAGAGTCCAGTTCGTGGAAGTTCAGGTTCTGGAATTCGTCAACGATAATGATTGCATTATCCAGGGTCGTACCACGAATGAAACTGGTGGACCAGAATGAGATTGTCCCTTGAGTCTTCAGGTTACCGTACAACATTTCAAATGCCGCATCATCAGGCATTTCAAACATGTACTTCACCATATTTTTGTATGGGATCTGATAAAGCGAAGACTTATCTTCGTGGTCTCCAGGAAGGAAACCAATCTCCCGTGTAGCAACCAGAGACCTGACAATATAGATTTTTTCATAAGGTGTCTTCGGATCTAAAACATCTAGAAGAGCATTGTAGAGGGTAATAAAAGTTTTACCAGTACCAGCACATCCATATGCAACCAAGTTTTGATTCTTTTTATACAGATCAAAGAAATCTTCTTGATTCTTTGTTAGAGGTTCAATCTTCTTGATGTAATCAAGATTGATTGGTTTCTTTCTTTTCATAACTCTATTACTCATACCAAATGGAACTGGATTAGTACTACCAATACCAGACTTACTCTTTCTAGGCATACGTTACTATTAATCGTAGTGTTTGAGGGTTGAACCAGGTTGTTTCTTAGCTGTGGAAATGAT